CCGTTAAGCAGCGTATATGTAGTTCCATCATAAGATGCTGCATAATTTTGACCATCAGCAATAGCGATCATATCAGTACCAGTAAAATTGTACTTAGTATAAGTGTACGCATTCGCTGATGTTCTTGCTTCATCAATCTTAGTCCAGCCAGTGGAAATAATAGCATTATTAAGATGTGCTGCTTCTGTTGAAGAACTAGCACCTCTTGTAGCTCCAGTAAAGGTTGTTGCTGTTTTACCAGTATACGTTATTATTTCTGAACCTGCATAGAGCGTACCAGAAGCAGCAAATCCTGCTGTATTATTTACAGTTAATGTAGTTATTGCATCAGTATGATCATCAGTAAAAAAGGTTGAAGTAGCTTTTCCTAATACAACACCTCTTGCTGCTATAACATTATATCCTAAAATAACGGAAAGAAGCATAGCTCCTGAACCTGTTTTACCAGAAGTTCCTAAATTAGTATCATTAAATTCTAATAGTACATATTTATTTGTACCATTTATCCTTCTGTATCCGCCTCTAATAGATGGCTCAAAGTTCTGTAACTGTAATGCTGAACCGGGAGGTTGAGTAAATGGGTCTTTATTGAGAATTAATCCTCCATCAAGCGATACAATTTGTTGTTGAATATTTTCCATTAAGCTACATCATCCAAAAGGGCAGCAACAATACAATTAACGGTAGAAGTAGAAGAAATAGCATGAATATCTGCTACCGTAGTATTGGGTAGTTGACCAAACCAAGCAGTATTTGCTGGAACTTTAATAGCATCACCTGCTGATGTTGAAGCAGTGCCAGCATCAAATACAAGATATACATCATTAGAGCCATCCGTATTTTTGATAAATAGGAACTTCACTTTATCTGCTGTATGCACTGCTGTCGGTGCCGTATCATCATCCACAGCGGTATAATCCGTAAAATAGCCAGCGATTAAATCCGTACTCGAATTAGATACAGAAGTAAACTTATAGTACCATTTATCATTCGCATCTGCTGGAGCTAAAGTCATAGTCCCTGCTATCGTTTTAGCTATCTCATCAGGTAATACAGTTGCTGATAATGTTATGGTTGCGTCATCTGCCATCTATTTTTATCCTGTAAATGTTTCTGATACGGTTATAACTATGTTTAGCGAACTTGCTGTTCCAGCAGTAGCTACAAGAGTATCTGATGCTTTGAGTGCAATAGGTCTTGAATTAAGTAAATCTACGATTGCATCCGCTGCTATACTTTTAGTTGTTACAATCGGTATATCAGTAGAAGATATAACAGCTTTAAGAGTAAGATCAACAGCAGAAGTATGTAAATTATTTACATGAAATGTTTTAAGTTCTGCTTCAAATCTAGCAGGACAAGTATATACTGTCTCTGAAGCACCAAGAAGCTGTCCTACCGTTCTTAACCGTGGTACTGGTTGTACACCCGTAACCATCTAGAAATACTTTGGATGTCGCGTATTAGAACGACCACCTGCATTAACCGCTGTAGAGCGCATGTAATCTGGTTTGTTAATAAGATCAACTCTCATTCTTTCTATTCTTGATTCATACTCTTGATGTTTTAATGTCGTTGCTTGAAGATCAGCACGTAATTGGTGTACATAATATTCAGAACGAGAAACTATAACATCATGGTAACGTGTAGGAAGAACGGGTTCATCTGTTGATGCGCTTAAATCAGTATGTGTTGCCCAGTACTCGTAGTACACAGTGTACTCTTTATCTGGAATAGGTGTCAAGCCAATTTTATCATCTTGAGTAAGATAAAAGTATTCTGGTTTAGCCCTATTATCTGTAGTTGTAGGATCAAGATCACGCTCACGATACTGGTTAGCAAATTGATCATATGGAATATATGGAATTACCTTAATATCTGTGCTGGCTTCAATAAGATATACAGTATCTACATCTACTGATTTGTATCCCGCTGACAGCGAATATTCTGCCGTACCAGCGACAGTGGTTATGGTTCCGTCTGTATGCAGAAAAGGCCATTCAAGTTCTGCTGTGTAAATATCATTAATACTACGATTAATAAATTCCTTTACAGCAGTTTGAATGCCCTTACTGTTTGCAAAATTAGCAGAAGTTAATTCTACTTCATTTAAGGAGTGTAATACTCTATTACTTAATGTTAAATAATCTGCCATTATGATTTAGAACCTTTTGGTTTTGTACCAATATGAGTTGAAGATTGGCCCATCATCAGGATACACGTTTGATGATCTTTTAAACTATAGAAAGCAATCGTCCAACTTCCATTTTTAGGATTTTCGTATATGTATGTTAATTGCTGTTCTTCTTTGCTAACTTCAGAAAGACCTACCCATGTTTTCTGTTCATTAAATTGTAATTCAAGATATTTATCTATTTCGTCAGGAGAGCCACAACGAGAAGGGTTAGAAAAGGCAGGAAAAGAAATTCCAAGAAGTAAGATGCTTACAGCAAATATTTTTAGCACTTACTACTCTTCCACCTTCTGACAATCACACATTTCAGGAGTACAGTTCTCACAAATACATCCGTCATCTTCTCCACAAGCTACACATTCACAATTGTTACAAGCCATTTTATCACCGTGCCTTTCTTAGTACACCGCCACCACGGGCGTATTTCTTAACGTATCCGCCTTTATTTTTTTTCTTCTCCTTCTCCTTCTTTACAGGAAAACCAGTTTTTGGATCAAATCTAGTACCTAATAAAAAAGGCATAGCTTTAGGAGAAGCCCTATCCCATACGCGCTTACGGGGTATTTTTAATTGGTCCTTCAACATATTTTGTTCACGAGAAGTCATCTTTTCAAATTTTTGTCCTCCACCAGCAGACCATGCCTTTTCTCGTAATTTTTCTGTATCACTTTCTTCTTGTTTTCTAATTTTATCGGCATAAATTTCAGCTTCCTTATATCCAGTAATATTAATTGGCTTATTAAGTGCATAAGAAAATACTGTCTCATCTTTCTTTTCATCTTTCTTTTCATCTGTCACTTTATTTCCCCCAAAGTTTCTTTAAATAGTTTTGAACCAGCGTAATATTCAAGAGCAAATTATTATGTATTTCTGCTGTCTCTTTATCTTCTTTAATTAGTTCAGTAAGTGTCATTGCTGATTCCTGTAGATGCTGTAACATAAAAAATTCTTCATACGATATATTAGATGAAAACCACCCAATGATATTTTCTCGTGTACCTTTTGTTACCTTATTTACTTTGTGTGGAAATATAATCGGAAATATAACTGCTTGTCCCGATTGTAACTGACAAGCAATTTCTCCTGATTCCGTCTTTAGAACAAATTCTCCACCTTCATAATCATCATTTAAATTAATTGAGAAACTATAGTCATAAAAAACATTATTAGATTTAGGTATTGCTTTAAATGAATCTATATGATAATCGTAAAAATCTCCTTCAGTATACTTATTATAAAAATTAACTGATATTCTATTTGGACAATAAACTGAATCTATATATGGACTATTATACAAAACATCAATTAAATATTTTCTAACTTCTTCAGGAACAATTGTTTCTTTATTTTGTTTAATATCATAAAAATTACTAACTGCTTGTGTTTTTTTCCCATCTATAAATTTTCTATTTATAAATTGTTTTCTTAAAAAATCAACATCTTCTTTTTTTAATAGCGTTAAAAACATTTTATTACCTCATAATTTGAACACAGCAAAGAGGATAATGTAGGGTTTTTAAAAGGAACCCTACAAAACCTTTACTCAAATGTTACGTACCAGTTGAAACAGTAGCTGATTCAACAGGATTCTTAGATACATCAACCATTACAACATGAATACGGAAACGACCAGCAGTTTCGCCAGTCGATCCAGCATCAAGAATAAGAGCATCAATTGTATCAGCAGTAGTAACCATCACACAGTTACTGCTAGTAGCTCCAGAACCGGCATTCAAAAAAGTTGAAAAACCAGCATCAAATGCATCTCCATCAAGGAAACAATCAACATCACCACCAGTGAAGCCGATATCCATTGTGATCTGAGCATTACCCGCTGCTTCAAGAACTTCAAGGCACCCACCAATAATCATAGTATCAGCAGGTACATCAATTAACTGTACAATATCACCACCAGCTAATGAGGTGTTATCCACCGAATCATATACTGGTGATGTTACAACATAAGCGTTGGCCGCACTAGATGGATGACCAACAGTACCCCCACCAGAGGAGGTTCGATTATAAGTAGCCATAAGTCAATCCTCCCTTACGCCACGATGTCGGCAACACCGACAAAGACGCCTTTAAAGCCATCACCAGAACCTTTAAGAACTTTACGGCCAAAGACGTGTAGACCACGCACGATGTCAGCAAAGCTATCAGGATCACGAATAACTTCGGTTTTAGCGATGTGAGAAGCAGTAGCAACTGCACTCATGTGACCGCCTAAGAAATTAGTCTCACCAGCATTTGTGGAGGGACCAAAAGTGTGCGAAGCTGCTACACCAGCAGTACCAGTCGTAATAGTATTGGTTTGATATAGTGTAAAGCCATGAATCTTACGGCTAGTAATAGCCCCATTCATCAAAGCTGACATATCTTCACCAGTAACGCTGGCATCCATTAGTTTAGCAGTTGCTTGACGCAGAACCTCATAAAAAGCTGGATTAGCAACAAACCAGCGATTTTCGTGAGGTACATCGTTTTCATCCATCAAAGCTGCTAATGAACTCAAGCAATTTGAAGCTTTATCACCAGTAGTTGCATCAAAAGGCGTACCAGCAATACCAATGTCACTTGCATTAGTACCAGCAGCAGCATTATCTGCAATATTTTTCAGGATGTTATAATCATAAGCTTTCTTCAACTGGT